TATCACGGTAAGCCTGTCCGACTGCAGCCGGTGTCGAGGCGTCAATGCCCCCTATACCCCGGTACCCCTGGGCTGTATGTCACCATACCTCGGAGTGGACCCCGAGGCCCGGTACGGACTCCCCGTCGCTTTTGCGGTTGTTGCAGGTGTCGTGGGCCGGGACGATGTTGCTGAGGTCCCACACAAGCTCAGGGTACTTGCTCCGTGGCTTGATGTGGTCGAGTTGGTTGGCTCCGGGTTGGCGGCAAATCCAGCACCGCACGTCTTTGTTGGGGAGCAGCTGCTTGTACAGCTTGCGGCGTCGGCCTGAGTTGTTCACCCATTCATCGACTGCCATTGCTCGCACCCTTTCATACGACTGTTGGCTCCGAATTAAACGGAACCAACTCTACTATTAAATCTGTCAAGTATACTGGGTGTCAAGTATTGGTATAGTGTGGGGTTTGTCACATATAGTATATATACCCAACAAACCCCACCCTATACTATAGGCCGACCCGGTATGGTCTGCCCCGTTTGCGCCCGAGCTTGGTCAGGGCACGACGTTCAGCCCGGTTCAGATTCAGGTCTGCGGGGTCGTCCCTGCCGAAGGTGTGGGGCAGGACTGGCCGGGTTTTGGTCTGGGCTTCCTCCTGCTCGGCCTTCTGCAGTCCTTCCTCGGCCTCCCACATCTTGATTATCCATGCGGGCGGGTCACATTCGTTGCCGCAGATGCAGCCGGTGGTGTCGTCCTCCCAGCAGTACAGCAGGTCTCCGCCTAGTCCCATCATTGTTTTACCTTTCCGTGTTTGCGGTCGCAGGTCCAGTCCTCGTCCTCGGAGGCTGGGTGGTCCTGGGTTTTGGTGTTGCCGCACTCGGTGCACTTGATCACCCAGCGCGTCGGCATTAGGGGTTGACCTTATCCAGAACCAACTTCACCCCATGGACTCCGAGCAAGGCCCGGATGTGGGGTCCCCACTTGTAGATGTGGATGGACCCTGCCGGTACCAGCGGGTGTACCATCCCGACTGAGGCCAGCGGCTGGTCCGGGAACCCTTCGATGATCATCACCCCATAGCCTGTCTCCAAAGCCCGGGTGCACAACTCCTCTTCCAGTGCGGCCCGACGTTCGGCCAGTTGCCGTGCGGCTTGGGTGAGGAAGGGGTGGTACCCTGATCCGAACATGGGTTCGGGGTCCCAGAGTGGTTTGGTGGGATCAACCGTCATGACGCCTTGGCTCCTTTGCCTAGGATTTCTTGGATTAGCCGGATTCCGGCCTTGGCTTGGATCGCCCGTCGCTGGGCGTTCCGGATTGCGGTCTCCCGCTTGACGATGTGGCCGGGGTTGGTCGCGCAGGAGAAGTCCCGCTCGACCATCTGCCCCTCGACCATCCAGACTCCGAGGTGTCCGCCACATCGGGTGACCTGTTCGTCCTCTCCGACGTTGACCTCACAGGACAGGCCTTCAATGTGGAAGAAGTAAGCGGACCTGAGGGGATCGGGGGTGAGCAGCTTCTCTGCGGCGACTCTTGCCGCCACCACCCGGGATCCCCAGTGCTTCATCTTGTCTGCGCCACCGGAATCCCGGTCGAGGGTGTCTAGGTTTCGGGCCAGATACCTAAGTTCGTAGGCGACTCCTTTTCGGCCTGGGCCTCGGGCGGTGTCGCCCCCGAGTCCACCGAGCCAACCCCGTCCCGCGTAGGCGATGCCCCGAATGTCGTGCCGGACTTTTGCTGCGTCGTCGTTGAGGTCGAGTCCGGTGACCATGGGGTCTTTGCTTCCACGGACCTTGACTTGTTCGGCTTTTTGTTCAACATTGAGCCTCCGGGTGAGTGCTTCGAATAGTGGGTCGTATACGTCGGCCAACCAGTGTAGCTCTTGCCAGAGCCGGTATGAGCAGACGTAACAGAGGAGCTTGCCTTCTTCGGCTCGGTCCTCGTCGTTGATACACAGTTTAGGCATCACCAAGGGTGACCTCCGCTGCGTTGGACGCCACGGGCAGGACCATCAGTTGCCGCTCGCCGTTGAGGTCTAGTCGCCCGGTATTGTGATTGATCCTGGCCCGGATCACGTCTCGCTCGTGGGGTCCGACCCGGAATACCACGGTGCCATACTTGGGAAGCATGGTGTCTACGCCTTCGCGGTAGTTGTTGATATAAACCGGCGACTCAGGCTCTCCGAGCTGCTTGGACCTGAGCTTGTCCCGCTCGGTCCGGGCCTCGTCTAGGTCCTGCTGCAGCCAGCGGAGTTTATCCCTGGCCCAACGGGGAAGTTTCTCGATTCTTGGGTCTTCCATGGCTCCCTATCCTGGCCCCTTGGATACTAGTGGAGGCCCCAGCAGGGTCTCAGGTCTGCCGGGACCTCCATAAGGATCGACGAGCCGTAAGGAGCCACCCCGGCTGCGATCTAGATACTACCCTACCAGTATATTTGCCTATCTGTCTAGCCGGGTATCTTGACAACCGGGCAAGGCCGGTCTTACAATAGGAGGGCAGGGGTTTTTCCAATTCGGTCTCAGTCGAATAAGGAGCTATACCAATGGTTGATTTCCCAGCACCCACAACCGGTCCGATATCCACGCTTTGCCGCTGCGGTTGTGGGGAAGCCACCGCCAGCTACCGGAGCGTGTACCGACCGGGGCACGACAGCAAACACATCTCACACCTCCTACAGGAGCTGCTCGTGGGAATCGACTCGCTGGAGCACGGCAAGCTCTCGGCCAAGGACTACCAAACCCAGGTCTCCGACGCCTTTATCTTGCTCCCCTCCGCTAGTCTGCAGGACCGCCTCTACCACGCGATCCTGAACTACGGGCGGGGCCGTCTCCGCGAGCGCCTCGTTGACCTCAAAATCAAGCCCTTTGAGCCGGAGAAGCCAGCACGTGCCCGTAACGCAAAGTAACACGGAACCTTGCCCACTAGCACTACTTGACTCGTGGGCAAGGTTCTGGTAAAGTTGTTCTTACGAGGTTCACCCGGAACCCCACAGACCAGAAGGAGCCGAAAATGGCAAAGGGACTCAGCAACACGAAGAAGGCCGAAATCAACATCCTCGTCGGGATCGGCAACGGCCACTACAGCTTCTTCGACGAGGGAATCGTCGAGGGTTCGGGCATCTGGTACGACGCTCTCCGCGATGAGACCACCGGCATCTCCTCCAACCTCGCAGCCCGGGCAATCACCCTGATGGTCAAGGACGGGTACGTCACCAAGGAGCGCGACGACGAGGAATACTGGGTCGCCCTTACCGAACTCGGAGCCAAGGCCGCTCTGGCCATGAAGGACGAGGGAGTTTTGGCGATCACCGAGGAGGCCGTGGAACCCAAGGAGCGCAAGGCCCCGACCGCTCAGGTCGCCCAGGGTGGGCAGTGCAAGTGCGGTTGCGGAACCCAGGTCAATGGCAAGAAGGCCACCTACCGCCCGGGCCACGACGCCAAGCACGTCTCCCGCCTCGTGATGGAGACCAAGACCACCGGCAAGCAGCCCAAGGAGACCTCCCAGCTCTCCACCCGCCTCTTCGCCAAGTACATTAAGGCAGTTAGCAAGTAAGGCCCCGGGGGTCCCTCGGGACCCCCACTGGGACCGGCTGGATTAGGCCAGCTCCGAGGGTTCGACACCCTCCGGCCCCACGAACTTGACACTTGGTCAAGGATATGTTTTAATAGAAATATGAGGCCGGAAGGACCGGCCCGAACCCGCTAAGGAGCCAAAAATGAGCGAGAACACCAACACCACCGCAGCCGCCACCACGACCCGCCACTGCAACTGCGGGTGCGGCGAGGCCACTTCCTCCAGCAAGACGATGTACAAGCCGGGACACGACGCCCGCCACGCTGGCAACGTAGCCCGGGCCATGGCAGCGGATTACAACGACGCCGGGAACGACGAGAAGCTGGAGGCCCTGCCCTCGGCCAACCTCAAGCACAAGGCCCGCATGATGGCCGCTCGGATCGTCGAGAAGGAAACCAAGAAGGCCGAGCGCGCAGCCAGCCGCACCGCAGCCCGGAAGGTACAGGACAAGCCGGTCCACGCCTCGGAGGCCAGCATCGCAGCCGCAATCGCAGCGGGCGAGGCCGAGCACGCGGCAGAGGTCGCAGCTCGCGCCGAGGGCATGCCGGAGTTCGAAGGCAAGGACACCCACATCTACACCTACTCCACCGTGAAGGTTGGCCGCTGGGAGTACCCGAGCCGGACCAGCACCCAGGGTTTCATCGGAGGCGACGTCCGGACAGTCACCGAGCGCAACACCAAGCGTGACGGCTCCGGCGAATGGGTCGAGCACACCGCGTAACACCAAGGACCCCCGGCGTAACAGCCGGGGGTCACCTGTATGCCCGGTTTGACTGAGTGACAAAGATGTGATTTAATTGAAATATGGGCCGGAACGACCGGTCCAGTTAAGATAAGGAGCCAACCTTGAACAAGAACCGAAAGCCCGCAACCTACAAGGCCGAGTTCTTCTACGACTCGGTGGGCCGTCGCCGGAAGCTGCAGGACGCGGCGATGGCCAGGATCCGCGAGGAGTTCGCGGACGGGGTGCCGACGAGCCTGATCGCCTCGGAGTGGGGAGTCTCGGTCGCACTGATCCGGACGATCTGCTACAACACCCCGAGGAAGCGGGACATGGACAAGTTGGGAGACTAGAGGCGAGGCCCCGGGCGAGAGTCCGGGGCCGACCCGTATCCACCCCGAGTCGGGTTTGACACGGGGGCAAGGATAGTGTAAAATTGAATTTAGAGGGGCAGGGAGCCTCTCGGAACGAAGGAGCCAACAATGATTAACGAAGCAGCCCCCGCACTGATCGAGCAGCTCAACGAGGTCGGAGCCGAGCTGGAGCGGATTCACGAGGCCGAGGGCCAGGAACCCCCGCTCACGACCGGCGCGATCTTCCTGAACGTCCGGACCGGGCGGGTCTGGTTCCAGATTCAGGACCAGTCCTACGGGTCCACGCTCTGGGTTTCCAAGCACGAGCGGCACGCGGCCCCCGGCGAGACCCTGGTCTCGGTGGAGTCGATGGAAGAGGCCATCAACTACGAATGGGACTAAGCGGATAGCACGAGACCCCCGACCCGATAAGGGCCGGGGGTCTCGCTGTATTAGACGCCGGAGGAGCCGAACCCGCTGGTCCCGCGAGCGTGGGAGCTAAGCTCCGCCACCATCACGGGGTCGGTCTGCCGGGTGCCGTTGCCGACGATGATTAGCTGGGCGATCCGCTCGCCCGCCTCGACCCAGACGGGCTTGCCGGTCATGTTCTGGACGCCGGAGAACAGCTCGCCCCGGTAGCCCGCGTCGATGATCCCAGGGTTCACGAGCAACCCCTTCTTGCGCAGGGTAGAGGACCGCCCGACGAGGAAGCCCCACGACCACTCAGGCAACTCGACCTTGATGTGGCTGCGGATATCCACGAACCCGTTGGCCGGTACCCAGCACGACTCCGTCACGAACAGGTCCAGCCCTGCATCGTCCGAGTAGGCCCGGGTCGGAAGCTGGACCGGGACCTCGGAGGGTTCGTCCACTGGAGCGAACCTAAGCTTCTTGCGCTCGCGGATGGGGTTGCCCTTGGCGAAGCTGGGCAGCTTCTGGTCGGCCAGCCAGCTCAGCGCCTCGACGGTTGCCTGTCGCCAGCCCAACAGGTCCGCCACCGTCGAGGACACCTGAACTACCTTCACATTGGGTCCGGTAGGCATAGCCCACGAAGGGTTGCCGTCCGTCACAATCGCGATGTTCATCCCGCGCAGTGCTGCCCGTTCGACCTCAGCCGGGACACCCCAGGACCTGACACCCGATGGAGCATAGGCGAGCATCGCGTCGGACTGCTGGATCGCGGCCTGGTTGATGTTCTGCAGCTCCGGGGTGACCTTCCTGCGGCGTCCCACGAACCATGCGGCACCGGGATCGTAGGCCAGCACACCGGAGTCCGCGAGGGCGTTTCCCTTGGCCCACACGACGGTATCCCCGATGGTCCGGGTTACGGAGTGCCCGCTGGAGAAGTCGATCGGGTAGGCGAGGTAGAGAGTTTTCACAGCTTGACAGGTCCCTTCGTGGTAATTTCATCAATCACTCGCTCGTACGCGGCGATCATCGGAATTTCATCTTCCTTGTGGTAGCGCCTCACCCGCTGGAACTCCTCGTCCACACTGAGTCCCTCGGAGGCGCAGAGGTCGAGTAGCTCGTTCTTGAGCCGGTCGATGCGCTTGATGTATGCGGCCTGTGAAGCCCTGGACCTCCCCATCAGATAATGAACCTGTCGTCCATCTCGGGGTGAGTCTCCAGCAGCTCCAGCAGTGCCAAGGCGTGGAACGCCACTGCCGCCAGATGGGAGGTGCCTATCTCGGGGTCGAGGTTCTCACCGGCCCACCACGCATTAGCATGTCGCTGCAGCGCCGCGTAGCCCTTGCTCAGCTCGTAGCCCTTGCGCCAGTTGTGCGGCTCGTACTTCTGCGCTCCCCGACCAAAGTGGATCGCTAGCTGTTCGAGGGGTCCGACCGGGATCAAGTCGAACCTAGCTTCCTTGACTCCCTTCTCGGCTCCGGTGGAGGACACCGACCGGACCTCCCCTACTGACAGGTCCAGGATGCGGGCACGCCTCAGGTTGGCCAGGACTCCCTCTTGGGCTTCCTCGGACAGCCCAACCCCATGGAGCTTGAACAGGCCGGACAGCCCCTGCTCGCCCTCCTCCAGCTCTCCTACCTGCTCCAAGGGCACGGACGGGGTCTCCGTGCCACTCGGGGAAGCGGGGACGGCCTCTGGGGCCTCCCGGCCCTCCGAGGGCTTCCGAGCGTCCTCCGCGCCGCAGGAGCAGGGCAGGCGCTTGTGCTTGGTCAGGTTTACTGTGGGTATTAAGGAGGCGCAGTTCAGCGCGTGCTCAATAATGTCGGCCACACTAGGCTCCGATCAGGAGAGCGGTCTTGGGGGAAGTCGTGATCATAGCGGTGTGGGCACCGGTCTCGCGGTAAATCTTCTCGATCCACTCCTCGACCTTGGCGAACTCCTCCGGCTCGATTTTATCGATATCGGTCGCACCCTCGATGCCCGGGACCACCTGATCCAGCATGGTCAGCGCGACCGTGACCTTCGGCCCACCCGATACCAGCAACTGGAGCTGGCCGTGAATATCGTCCTCGTCGATCTTCACCCCGCCGTTGGCCTCGAACGCGGCCTTCACCAGCGCAGCATCCCAGGCACCTACCCGACGCACCTTCTGGGTTACCGTGGTCCGCTCCTCCGGCAGACCCAGCTCCTCCCATGTGGTCTCGCCCTCCATCGGGCCGGAGTTGCCAGCCACCCGGATCGGGTAGACGCGGCAAGCGATCATCACCTGCACCGCAGCGATCCCGGGGTGCCAAGGGCTGATCCCGGCCATGGCCAGGAAGTCAATGGCGCGGCAGTCCGAGGAGGTGGTCTGCGGGTAAGCGTCCGTGTGGACTCCGAGGCCGTAGCCCTGGGTTCCCTCAACGATAATGTTGACCTCTTCGCGGCTGGCCTGTCCGTGCAGGTAGGCCACGGTGTCGCACACCTTCACCCCCGAGATTTCGGTGAGCAACTGGACGGCCTCAGGCACGTCGCGCAGACGGCGGGCCTTGCGCCAGATACGCTCGGCGCGGGCAGCGCCGATTCCCTTGGCGGTAGAGCCGATCCGGTCCACCATCTGGCCCTCGGACTCCTGCATCTTGTGGTGGTATTCGATCATCGTCGCGTTCTCGTCCACCAGCAACTGCAGGATGTGGCCGTGGCCCTTGGCGAGGTGGATTTCGTCCAGCAGCACCGGCAGATCAATCTCGGACCCTGCCGCGATCACCGATACGATGGGTTCGATCACCGCACCGACCGGGACTTGCCGGAACGCGAACTTGTTGCCCTCGTCGTCGTAGGCGGTATGGCCAGCGTTGGGACCCGCCACCCGGACATTGACGATGGAGTGGTTGTGCCGTGCGGCCTCCCGGACCAACTGCGCGGTGACGTGGCCCTTAGCCTCGGAACCGTACTGCCCGCCGACGACTACCATAACGTTGCTCAATTTATTCTCTTTCCTGTTTGGGTTGTCCCGTTTCACGTGAAACGGAAATCTATTTGGTACTACGTAAATCTACTTGTTCCAGGGTTTCGCGTCCACTCCACCGGGCACCCCGGTGAAGGTCTGCTCCCAGAGGTCCACACCAATTTTGATAACCCCGTCGATTACCATTTTGGCGCGGTCCGAGGGCAGCAGCAGAACCATGGAGTCGTGGACCAGCAGCACGGTGCCGCCGATTTCCAGCTCCTCCTCGGTGAGCTGCTCCGAGATGAACTGGTCCGAGAGTGTCCACCAGTTGATCCCGAACTGGGCCAGCGAGGGCTGCACCCGTTGGTTGAACCCCTTGTGGGTGTCCTCGTGCTTGGCGAACCATCGGCGCTCGCCGTTGGCCATCTGCAGGTATCCACCCAGCTCCTTGCGGCTCTTCTGTCGGCGGTCGATCCGGTCCATGTGCTGGTTGATCGCCCGCTTGTATTCCGGGTAGAGCGCGTTCCAGTCCTTTACCAGCACTTGCGCCTCCCGGTCCGACAGGACGATACCGGTATTGATTTCGATGTTCTCCTGCAGGGTGGCCCAGCCGACCCCGAAAATCAGCGAGAAGTTTGCTCGCTTGGCGATGCTCCGGCGCTGGTCCCAGTTCTCGTCCTCCTCCGAGGCGTTGAACAGCTCCTTCGCGGTCTCCCCGTGCAGGTCCATCCCGGCGTCGATCATATCGAGCATGCGTTGGCACTTGGCGAACAGAGCCGCCACCCGAAGCTCGGCGTTCGCGAGGTCCAGCTCCCACATCTCCCAGCCAGGCATCTCCGCCACTGCCGCGCCGATCAAGGCACGCGGCGAGGGAACCCCGTCCATGCCCTCGTAGCCGGACAGCTTGTAGTTCTGCGGGATCGCCTGTAGCTGGATGCCCTCGACACTGAACCGCCCGGACCGGGTGCCATTCTGCCTTACGGAGGTCCGCAGCCGCCCATCGGGACCGGCCTTAGTAACCCAGCCTTCGTACCAGCGCGAATCTGCGTCCTGACACTTGGCGAAATTCCTCCATGCGACTGCACCCGGCAATTCCTGGGCGATCAGCTTGCCAACATCGTTGGCCGTCAGTGAGGGTGCACCCTTCTCGGTCGTGGACACTGGGGGCTGTCCCAGTCCCTCCACTCCCTGTTTGACACCCTCACCAAACCAGTAGTGCTTGGCCATGTCAAGCGTGGCCGGTTTGAACGGCAGGAGACGGGCGAACTCCGCTGCACGTCGCTTGAGTTCAGCCGACCAGTGCATCGCCTGTTCCACGTGAAACGGCAACCCGCGCTTCTCCATCCGGTACAGCAGCCGGGTCATGTTCATCCGGCGCAGGAACGCCTCGGAGGCGTCCATCCGGCCCTGCTTGCCATCCATCCATGGGACCCCACCCGACAGAATCCGGTCCTGCTGGACCGCCTTGAGTCGGGAGGTCAACCGGGCATCCTGATCGGCATACTTGGCGATCACGTCCCACGGCATCAGGTCCCAGCGGCCCTTGGGCAGCTTCTTCTTCTTGAGGTACTCCGAGATTACGTGCTTCTCGTCGGACTCCTGCTCGCCCCACAGGTGCTCGGTCGCGGTGCCGGGGCCTTTCAGCGAGGTGGACGGCAGGTAGCCAAACACCAGATCGTTGCCGTTCTGGGTATCCCACGCGAGCTGGTCGATGAAGTCCCGACCGACCCCTGGCCAGCGCCTAACTCCGGCGCGGAACTGATGTAGGTCGAACTTGGCGTTCTGGAAGTCCAGCCCGTGGGAGTCCCCGATCAGGCCGATGAACTCCAGCAGGGCCAGCCACTCCGGCAGCGGCAGGTTCTCCGCGTCGGGCCAGAGCGTGGTCTGGCCGTTGTCCTCCGGCTTGCCGGTGCCCGACACTCCCTGATCGAATGGCCATGCAAACGAAATCACTCGCTGGTCCGGCCAGCCTTCGATCACGGCTTCTTGCCGGTTGGTGCTGATCCCGGAGGCCCACTGCTCCGAGCGGACCCAAGCCCACTCGTTGTCCGGGTCCAGCCAAGCGATGGAGACCGTGGAAACCCTGGCCCCTTCGTCGGTCCGCAACCCGGAGGTTTCGGTGTCTACTGCCATACTGGACCCGGGGACCAGCCCAGCCTTTGCATAACTGAGCAGGTCCGAGGGGAGTAGGCGCTCACGCCGCATACTTAGTGCACCTTGCGGGTGCTGCAGAGCACGCCGTAGGTCTCGTCGTTAGTGGCCTCCCGGACGGCCCCGAGGGCATCCTCCGTAGTCGCGTAGGCCCCGACCCATTCCGTGCGGTCCGACTCCGGCCAGCATCGCACGACGGCCACGGGGGACCCGTCCTCGCCCATCCCCGAGGCCAGGGTCTCCGGCCTGTTCGGTCCGAGGTAGGCTTCCATCTTAACTGCGCTCATTGCGGGTTGGCTCCCATTCGTCGTTGTTAGGCCCCGGCTGGGGCACGGAGACTACTCTACCACTAGGTTTGCCTGCTATGCAAGCCGGGGCCTCGGTTACTACCTAGAACAGCCGGTAACGGCATAGGGTAACGGGCCTTCTGCCGCGTCATGACGGGCCAGAAGGGGTATGGGATACAGCGTAACAGGCTCCCGGCGTGATCCCTTATAAGAAAGGAGAGGACACCAGACTCTACCTGATGCCCTCTCCCGTACGTATGAAAAAAGAAATTATGTTGTTACTATTGTTACCTGTATTCTATCTTGTCGTTGGTCCCGTCGTTTCGGGGTTCCTTGAACTAAACCTGGGTTACTACCCGGTATACACCGGACCCATCGGAGCTGTTACTCCTGGCCCTCAGCACGGCTGAGGACTGCTGTCAAGTATTCTTTCGGAAGCGCCCGGTACCGCTGAGCCTTGCCTTCGACCTTGAACAGCTTGTGCCCTGCGGCCAAAGCTTGGGCTTGTTGGCTGAGTGCGGACTGGGTCTCAGTACGTGCATCAACCTTGAATCCCTGCTCCCGCTTCCAAGCCTCCGCCAACAGGACCGGAGAGAAGAACACTTCTACTGAGGCCCCATCCAGCCCGGGCTGGTTCAGTGACTCAAGGTCACCTTTCACCACTACTGGAGAAATGAGGTTCTGGAACCTCCCCATCTCGATCCGCTCCGGCTTCTCCGGGTAATTGAAGGCCCGGAGCGCCCACGGCAGGACCTTCATAGTCAGGGTATTGTCCTGATCCAAGGTCTGCACATTCGCCCCCGCCCAGGCATCCACCCTCCGAGCGTGCTCGCCCTGCCCGCTCCACGGGTTCTCGTGCCCCACGAGAGAATCCAGCAGCCGCGCCCCGGCCCTCAGGACCGCCAGCTTGTCCCCGTGTCGTCCCGGGACCAGACGAGCCGCCTCGTTCAGTGCCTTTAGGGCAGGTTTCACGTTCTGGAGCGCATGCTGCACATACCAGCCCGCCAGCACCGACAAACCACCCTGCGCCTTGGGGTACAGGGACCTCAGCTCCTGCACGTCCTCCCACTGCAGCTTCGCCGGATCATGCCTGGACCTCCGGCCCTTGGGTGAGGTGATGTTCAGGATCACCGACCGGTCCATCAGGGCCTTCTGCGTGCCGAAGCCCAGGGCCTCACCTGTGATCAGGATCGGGGCCACCACCTTAGTATTCCGGATGCCGTTCCGGTCCGCCTCCATCTTGGATGCCGTGCCGTTGGAGGTCGAGGCCCGCAGCAGTTCCCCGTACGCCTCCAGCGAGTCGAGGTCGTCCGCCCAGACGATCCCGTTCTTGTTGGCCGAGGCGTAGTCCCGCAGAACCGGACGGGTCGGGACGATCTGCCCCCGGGTGTTGCCGTTCAGCTCCACCATCAGGTCGAAGAAGCCGTTCGTCTTGCCCGACTCCGAGGCCGCTTCCACCCCGAAGAATGGGAACAGCGAAGTCCGGTCCTGAATCTGCGGCTTCAACAGGCAAGCGGCCCACCATGCGCCGAAGATCGATGTGGCGGTCTCGTCTTGGAACGTCAAAATTTCGCTCAGAACCCGCTGGGCCTCCGCCCGGTCCCGCTCCATCCCGTAGGCATAAGGGGCAATGTCCCGCTCCACGAGGGAGGGGTCCGCCACGATCTTCGCTTCCTCCTTGTTCACCTTGCCCGACTGGTTGATCAGACCCTCATGGGTCACGAAGCCGTCCATGGTCTCGTCGAAGCCCAGGGTGGTCACGATCTTGACCTCCGGGGGCTGCTGGGAGTTCAGGTACCGCAGGATACGCGTAGCTGCCGGAGTCTTGGGCACCGCGTTGAACGGTTGGTCCACGCTCATGCCCCGGGCAGCGAGCCACGTCTTGAACCCGTTCTCGTTGCCCAGGGTCTCCCCCGGCAGGGTGGTGTCATAGTGGTGGCCGTTCCAGAACACCCGGACCCAGTACAGTCGGCGGGAGGACTCGTCCACCGCCACGCCACGGGCCTCCATGTCGAAGTCCGCGTAGGGTGCCGTTTCGTAGACTGTATCATCGCCCTCGCGCTTGGAGACTTGGCAGAACAGCCGCTCCTTGTTGCCAGTCAAGAACCCGTTGCCCTCGTAGAGCGTCTTGGCAGGTTTGGCCTGTTCCGACTCCCACACCGAGTTGAGGGTCTTCTGCAGCTCCTCCACGGGTAGCGGTGTGGCGAGTCGCCCCGCGTGGCCCAATACCTGGATTTCGTAGTCGTTGAACCGTTCGCACTTCTTCGCCACGAACCCACACACCCGGGTGAACCAGTCGTTGCGGCCACCCTCCGAGGGAGGGTCCGCCAGAAGGCCCGCGAGGGTGTGCGCGTGGGACTCCATCGGCCTCTTGTGGCTCTTGGCCCCGTCCACCACTGCGAGGCCCTTGGAGGCCCCACGGGAGGTCGCGGGCATGCTCACCCCGGCCTCTTGGTAGATCACCGCCAGCTCGTCGTCCGTGAGCGTGTGCTCCTCCCGCAGGAAGCCATCGAGGGTGTAGGGTTCGCCCGTCTCCTCGTGTGGCGTCGGAGGCATTACAATGTAAGATCCCTTACCTGCTCTAATATCAATGCCTGGACCCAAGACGTTAGTTCCGGACCGGACTCCCGCAGCAGCCGACCCAGGCTCAACTCGGTAGATAAGATGAACGTTTCCGTTCCCTCGCCCCGAGTGATGTGTACGCGTATCAGGTAGGGACCCCAGCCTCGTTGCGCCATGGTTGTAATCGAGGTCAATCGCCAACCGGTCGTCGCCAAGATTGGCTCCAATTCCGGCATTGGGGTATTTATTCCACCAGTAGCGAATAAGGTCCTCGTCAGTTGATCCGTCGAGTGCACCATTGCCTCCTGCTTTCTTGCTGATCAGAGGGGCCTTGGTCCCGGGCCTCAGCGGGAACACGTTCCAGCCCTCCCGCGCCAGAGCCAGGGCAGAATCGAGCATGGTCTCCGGTACGTACTGGGTGAGTTCAGCGGCGAGCCGCTCGGACAGTTTTACCACTATATCTCCTAAGGGGTGAGGCCCCCGACCCTAGGTGGGTCGAGGGCCTCGAATTGAAACAGACTTGCTGGGACTAGAAGGTGTCCTCGTCGGCGTCAACCAAGTCGGTTGCGTCGAAGTCGTCCGGGACCTGAGAAATCGACTTGACGTCGTTTACCTTCTCGCCCTTGCGCTCACCGCTCTGGATCGTGCGGACGCCGACCTTGATCTGCGCCCATTCACCGATCATCTCGTCGGTGTCGGAGTCCGGGGTGTAGCCGAAGCCTTCGAAGAAGGACTTGAGCTGGCCCTTGCTCATGTTGTGGAATGCGGCCCACTTCTTGTCGCCGCCCGTGTAGTTGGCCGGGGCCTTCTCCTCGGTAACGACGTTGAGGCGGAGCCACTGCTTGCCGGAGGCCTTCTCGCCGGTCGTGACCTTGTGCAGGTTCTCGAAGGTGAGGTTCCAGACCGGCGCGTAGTTGCCGTCCTGCACCTCCACGTCTGCGAGCTGGGCGTAGTAGAACCCTACCTCCAGCAGCGGGAAATCGCCACTGATGGCCTCTGCGGACTCGACGGCGGCTGCGACCTTCTTGGGGAGCTTAGGCATTTTAGGTGTATCCTTTTCTTAGTTTGGGTTTTGGTTGGTACTGCTGGCTGACGACTGGCTTAGTCGTCGGTGTCGGCGGCTTCTGCGGTGTCCTCCTCGGACGCCTCGTCTGCCTTCTTCTCCGCTGCCGTCTTGCGGATTTTGCCGGAGACCTTGGGCTTGCGCTCCTTGATCGCGGGCAAAGTCTTTTGGAGTTCGTCCGACTCCTCTTCAATGTCGCCGTTGGTGTAGCCCAGGATTCGCTCCATCGTAGGCTCCGCGATTACCTTCGGCATGCCGCCCATTCGGTCCTTGGTGCGGTAGGTTCCAACGCCCTTGACCAGCGCCCGGAAGGGGCCGTCCTCGTCTGCGGCCTTGAAGTAGAGGTTCACGTCCGTGTAGCCAAGGACCGAGGTCTGCAGGGCCGGAGTGATTGCCGGACCGTAGGAGACCTTGGAGGTCTTTTCGTCCACGTCCCGGCGCTCCAGTGCCGTCACGATGAAGTGGCAGGGGAGGTCACGGAACTTGCGCAGAAGGTCATTGACCATCTTCGACATAACCCCGTAGTCGTCGCGGTCGGTAAAGAACTCGTCGGTCTCGGAGATTACTACGTCCCGGTCCCTGGCCTTCTGGATGCGGGCACCCGCCACGTCGGAGACGATCTTGGCGTGCACTTCGGTAATGGAGTCCCAGCCGACCGCGAACCACGAGTTCGGGTCCCGGGCGAGGTCGCCTTTGAGTCGGTTGTAGAGCCGCTCGATGCCCTTGCGGGTGACTGTCTCGCCCTTGTTGGGGTTCGGCCAGATCATGATGTTGGAGGTGTCGATCCCCCGGCGTTCGAGGGCCTTCTTCTTCACGCCACCCTCGGCGTTGACGATCAGGATCCGGCTTCCCTCGGGGGCCATGGCCGCTGCAGTCGCGATGGCCGTGGTCTTGCCGGAGCCTTCCAGCCCGTAGAAGCAGAAGTTGTAGGTGTCCTGAACTTCGTCGATGGGAGCGAAGAGGTCGTCGAGCTGGTCGTCCCCGGTGGGTTCCTGTACCACTGGGGTGTCAATCGCGGTCTGGCCTACGGCCTCTGCGATTGCGGCGTTTTTGGCTTTCGCCGTGCTTGGTGCCTTGGGCAACTTGCAGTCCTGTTCTCTTGAGTGTCTGGTCATTCCGGAGTTGGTCCCGTCCGGTCGGGCAGTGCTCCACTATCCAATCACTGGGCTTGGCCCGGTGTCAAGCCGGGTTTAGTGTGGGTAGTGGGGCAGCATCTGGGCAATGTACATCAGGGCCTCTTCCCGGGTGAAGCCGTTCGCCATGAACTCCCGCAGGTAGTCCCCGGCACGCTGCCCGACGATCCGGGCCTCCGCGTGGCTCTCCCGGGGTCCCTGGGCCTTCGGGGTGTCGAAGTCCTCAGGCCGGGGTCCGAGGTCCTCGGAGGTACCCTCCCCGGTCGGGGAAGCGGGGCCGAAGGCACCCATGAAGGCCCGGTAGTTCTCGTCGTCGCTAGGCGTGGTAGTCATTAGTGCCTCGTGAAATCCTGATGGAAGCCCTCGGCCTTCATCACGTGGTCGATGGTCAGGCCCTCCCGGAGCATCAGGTGGGCCTCCTTGAAGTCGCACTTCCAACCGCAGTTGCGGATATCCGGCGCGGAGTACAGCGGGAGCTGCATGCCCTTGGGCGGGTAGGCGTTCCGAGCTGCGGCGAATGCGTCGTCGGCAAGGGCTTTGAGTTCCCGGTCGGACCGGTTCAGGTAGAACCGCTCGTTCCGCTGCTCCAGCGTCTGCGGCTTGTACCCCGTCTTGCCCTTGGGCCAGGTCGAGGGGTCCCGGTCTCCGGTGTTCTGGGTGGTCCGGGAATAGGAGTGCATCGACCCGATCACCGGCTGTCCGAGAGCGAACTTAAGTGCCCACGTATACAAGCCGAATTGGTCGTCGAGCTGCAGTTCAAACTCGGTCGGCTTGTTGGCCCCGGACTTGTGGTCCTCGATCCAGAGCTGCCCGTCCCGCTTGGACCGGACCAGCCGGTCGAGCTTCATCTTGATGTGGTAATGCGAGGGACGGCCATCCGGCCAAGGCAGGGGCACCTGCGCGGCCATCTCGACTCCGAGGATCATCCACTCGTCGTCCACCCCGTAGAACTCAACGTAACCATCGTAGACCCACTCCATCAGTTCCTGGGTCTCGGTCTGGTTGCCGTCCGCGTCCGCGAGTTTGGTCATGGCCGCGTCCTTGGCCTCTCCGAGGATCAGCCGCTGGTCGCCCGGACTGGGGGTCCGGTAGTTGCGCTCCTGTTGGTGCCGTTGGAGCACGAGGTGGTGCTGCTCCAACGCGTTGTGCCAGAGGGTGCCCTTGCCCAGAGCTGAATCCTCGGCCTTCTCCTTGGTCCACCGCTGCTTGTACGAGAGCAGGTGCTTCAAGGGGCATTGCCGGAATGTGTCCAGCTCCGAGTAACTAACGATCTGAATCTGCGGCAAGTTTGGCCTCTTCCTGTTCGGCGGTCTTTTTGAAGTTGGCCACTACTGCGGCCTTCGGCGTCCCCAAGTTCAATGCGAGGTTGGCCGCGATCAGTTGCCCCGCGATGTACCCGAGGTCCTTCGGGTCGGCGTTCTCGATCACGGTCGCCGCGATCCGGTGTTTAATCAGTTTCGGCATCTTTCATCCATTCTTCGAAGGTTGGGAAGGTGAAGGGTCCGTGCTCGTAGAGGCGCTCGGACTTGTAATGGTCGTAGGCCATTTGCCGCGCCACCGCGTAACGGACCCGGAGTCGGTGGGTGGGTCCGTCGAGGCGGGCCTCTTCCCGCCACCTACGCCAATAGTAGACGGCGGCTCCGAGGGTGAGCAGGAACAGGACCAGGATTATAGAATCTGGGATTCCGGTCATCAGCCGATCCTGTACTCGTCGCAGTATTTGACGACCCCGGCCCCAATCAGCACCGGGAGGTCCTGGGTCACGAAGGTCGGGTTGTCCGAGCCAGCAGCGGCGATGGACAGCACGACCGGGTAGCTGGACCCGGCTTCCAGCCGCTTGCATGCGTCCTTCGCCAGCAGGATGATTTCACCATCCGTCATGTGGCCTAGGGTAGTTGTGTGGTCCCGGACGTACTGCACGTAGTCATTGGCTGCACGGGTGGGGCGGGGAGTGGCAGGAGCGGCCACGGACGGTACCACGGAGACGCTCGGAGCGGGTGCCGGGGTCCTAGTGGCCACCGGGGCTGCGGAGGCCGTCGCGAGGCCAGCGGGAGTCGTCGTGGGGGAGGTCCCCGCGAGGGTGCCGATCACACCCGCCACGAGGACTGCGCCACCGATCCCGGCCCAGAGCTTCTTGTTCATTCGCCTTCCCTTTCTGCTACCATGGCCGGTGTCGGCACATTGACTTCCAAAATCGCGGTCACCTTGTTAACCAGACCCCGGAGGGACTCGTCCCGGACGGTGACCTTCATGACCTCTTCCTTGACGCGCTCCCCGGGCTTGGGTTCGTTGCGGGCGGCGGTCGTGTTGTACGACGTGCTGCCCGGGGTCCGGGAGACCCGGACGATTTCGACCGTCGCGGTGTAGTGTTCGGTGGTGTTGCTCATGCTTCCAGCTCCTTAATGAGTGCCATAATTTCGGGGTTGCTGTCGGCCAGCATATAGGCCAACTGCAGGGTCTGGTTTTCGTCCACCTTGGCTTTCAGCTCGGACAGGACGCGGTCGTGCCGCTCGGCTCGGCGGAGGGCTTCAAAGTCCACCTTCTGGAAGGCCCAGGCACTAGCCTTCTCGGGGGTCTTGGAGGGCTGCTGGACGACTGCCGCTACGTGGATGCCGTGGCGGTCCTTGACTAGTACCGCGTCGCCCTCGGTCAGGCCGGTGAGCTGGGTCTTGAAGGCGTAGGCCCGACCGCTTCCGTCCTCGTAGTGTACATCAACCGTGCTGCTCATTTCATTCCTCCTAGAATGGTGGTTCGGAATCTTGGGTGTCTGGGGTCCAGTCGTATGACCGGACCGGTCGTTGGTAAGCCTTGGAGAGTTGCTCTGCCCTGGCCTTCACGAACCGGCCCCCGAGGTCCTGAGGCCCCCGGATGGTCGGGTCGTACATCAGCTCCAGTAGCAGCCGTGCCGCGTCCCGGAGTTCGATGGTCGCGGCCTGTTTGAAGGGTTCATCCTGATACCGGTCCGCGTAGGCTACCGCGTTGTTGCTCGCGGACTCCAGCCAGTTCAGCCGCATGAGCGCTGTCACTCCCTCGCTGGCTTCGCTCGGTTCGGTTATCCGTGGTCGCCGGTTGATCTTCGGCATTTGGCTCCTTAGCTAGCGTTTCGTTGGTGAATCCCCAAAGGCGAAGTTCCATGGTCTATCCTCACAGGTGAGGGGAGGGGCCGAAGCCCCTCCCGGGTGAGACTTACTTGAGGCGGTAGCTGCCCTCGTCGAGGGAGGTCTGGTTGAGGAAGAGGTCGAAACCCCGCCCAAACTCCGGGCGGACCATGGCAACGAAGTTTTCCTCGCCGTTGCGGTCCACGGTCCCTGCGGACTGGAACTTCTTGCTGAGGATGGTGTACTCGTTGCCGTGGAGGTTTACGAGGACCTTGCCCTTGGTGAGGTCTGCGATCTTTGCCATTTTGACTCCTAGGTTGGGTGGCTGAACCTTGAAACTCTATTAAAACATGGGGTTTGCCAGCGTGTCAAGCTACATCCCGAGGGGCCTCGTCCCAGAGTTCCGGGTTCCGGATCATTTTCTCCCCGAGCGTGTCCATGACGAACTTGATGCCGTGCACCTCCGCGTCCAGCACGTGCTGGCCAGGGACTTTGAGCCGCTTGGCCGTGAACACATACTTCTTGCGCTCCAAGATCGCGAACGCCGGAGCCTTGGCCGCTGGCTGCTGCATGTGAAGCTGGACCTCGTACTGCATGTCCGGGTTGAAGTGGCTGGCCTCATTTGCGATCTTCACCGCGAACTTGGCCGCGCCAATCATCTGCGAGGTCAGCATCTCCGAGCCGATCTGCTCTTTCAGCTTGTCCGCGTACAGGCTAAACGATTCGAGGACGAAGTACCTAAACAGACCCGACTGGAGAGCGGGCAGGATATAGTCCAGAAATTCGTCCGGGGTCATCTCCGTGACGAACACAACCGCCCAGCCCTTCTCCTGCCGGTCGAGCCACGCCACCCCCACGTGCTCGTCTCCGGGGTCTACCGCGAGGATCATCTGCCCGTAGGCGTCGTCCCTAAACACTGGCAGTTTCACGTGAAACCTCGTATCCGTTGATCCGGTTTAGGTCCTCAATGGCGTACATCGTATCGACCTCCTGCTGGTACCGGTAGTCGGAGGTCGGCATGGGGTCCGAGGACCAGACCGCCACCAAGCGGGCACGGTGCCCCCGCATGCGCTCGATCCTGGCCTGGATCATCTGCTTACGGGGGTCCCAGACCTCCCCAACTTCTAACAGCGCGAGCATGAACTCCCGGCTCCAGAGTTCGGCCTCCTTGCCCGAGCCGAAGAACACATACATCGGTTGCCGCCCGTCGTCCTCCCGGAGGAAGCGCAGGTGGTCCCGGACCTGACGCTGCAGGAGCCTAGATTGGGCCTCCTGCTTGCGCCTCCGAAGCGCGGCCCAGTAATCGGCAGTGAACCTGATGGACTTGGCCCCGCCTTTCAGCTCCTTGCCCTTGCGGGGGATTCGCTGTGAGGTCGGGTGATTGTAGTTGCGACGTTCCATGATTTCCTTACTTGATTCCGGCTCGCTTGCGGAATTTGGCTCCGAAAGCTTCGCTGATTGCGTCGGCTCGGAGTGCGGCTTCGTCGGCGTGACGGCCCCCGCGCTCCGCAGCTTCCACAAGCTGGTTGAGGTACTTGCTGTCATGCCCAGGCAGGAACTTCCCACCCTTGGTCGTGCCTTCGCACCCGCACGTGCAGGGAGTAGGCTCGGCGGGCTTCCGTGGGGCACGGGAGACTTTCGCACGGACCGGAGGGCCTTCTAGCGCTCCCGCGTCCTCCGAGGGCCGGAGTACGGCCTTCTTCTGGGTCTCGCTCCTGATCCACTGGATCGTAGGGTTCGCGGCCAGTCGCCGCTCGATTTCGGCCTCGCAGTCGGCGCGGTCGATGCACTTCCAGTTCGGTCCAATCTCATTGGCCTCGGTGTTGTGACATTCGGTGCACCGGGGCTGGCCAGCTCGGCAATCCTCCTGCTTGCAAGCGCAGAGGATGATCTGGCCGTTGCCGTTGCGGACTCCGCCCGGGCATGCCTCGTGCTTGTTCACCAAGCAGTGCCCACAGGGGATGGTTCCCATACGGGTTGGGAATTGACGCGGGTCGGAGGGGTTCTGGGGTTTGGTGGCGGTATCGGTGGCGTTCACTGCAGCTCCTTAGTTTTGGTTGGTGGTGGTGTCGGGTTCCCAGACGGTGAACTTGTGGCTACCTCCGTTGAGGCAGGGCCACTTCCCGGGGGAGGCTTTCTGGTCCTTGCGGTTTTGGTCCTTCGGGACTCCGCAGCGCTGGCACTTGTCGTAGCGGTGGAGGGTCCCGGGCCGGGTGTAGGCTCGGTTCACAGGAACCTCACGGAGGTCGCCGGTACGTAGTGCACCCCGAAGTACTTGATCAGGACCATGGTCTTTTGGGCCACGCTGTAGGAGGCCATCAGGTCGGTGTTTACGGGGATGTGGAGGGGTTCGCCCGAGGCCAGGGTTACATCTATGTCCCGTGTGGTCCGTGCGGGCTGGTAGTCTACGCTCACTGGTTGGCTCCTTACAGCGTGATGGAGGGAAGAGCGGGTGCCCTTCCCTCCATCTATTAGAACATACTATTTTCCAGATTGTCAAGCCAGCGACCCTGCCACGGCTCCAGCTCGATCCCGAGGACCTCACGGAACCACTCGCGGACTCCAGCCCTTAGATCATTTGCTTGAACTCCCCCGCGCTCATGAAACGAATCTGATCCGCTGTCTTCTGAGCCAGGACCTCCCGCTTTTTCGCATCGACGGTATCCGGAGTTATATAGTCCTTGATAGTCACCGGGCGAGTCTGCCCGAGGCGGTGGACACGCTGCCGAGCCTGTTCGTTCCGATACGGCTTGTAGGAAGTCTCGACAAAGATCGCCATATCCGCGACCGTAAGCTGCAGTCCCTCCGAGACCATCTCCAACGACCCCACCAGCACGTCCAGCTTCCCATCCTTGAAATCCTGGACTGCACGACCATTGGCCGTCTTGGTATTCCCACCGTGAACAGAAGCAGCGGTAGCCCCCGATGATCGGGCTACAGCCACACACGCCTCCACAACATCCCGATAGTGAGCCAGCACCAGAGTAGGTCTTGCCCGCCCCGCGAGGTCGAATCTCAACTGTTCGAATTTCCCACCCCTCGGCTCCCCTTCGGGGTTCAGCAGCCAAGGAGAGATACTGATCTTGTCCAGCCAGACGTTCTTGGCTCCGGTGGACCAGCTCAGGATTTCCTTGTCGTCCACCTCGGTCATGAAGTGCTTCTTCATCTCCCGGTAGTGCTTCCGCTGGTCGGTAGTCATAGGGACCTGGACCTCCTGCACCGTCACCGGGGGCAAGTCCAAGCAGTCGTCGCGTAGCCTTCTCAGAAACTTGTTGCCAAGGTTCTCGGACATGAAGTCGTGGTAGTGCTCGCATGGAGTCGTCGGAGGCAGGTCGTAGCACGCCACCCGACAGGCCAGCAACCTCCCGATCACCTTCTCGTGCTCCCGGAACCGGCTCATTTCCACGTCGAACCAGCTCTCCACCCACCTCCAGTATGAACCCAACAGGCCACCCGGCTTCGCCCGGTCCGGGTACATAACTCGTAACAGGGTATACATCTCGTGCGCCCAGTTCGGGATCGGGGTCCCCGTCATTTCCAGCACGTGCTCCGAGTTCTTCGCCACCTGCTCCACGGATTTGGTCCAGTAGGTGCTCCGGCCCTTGGTGTAGTGACATTCGTCCACTACCAAGCCGTGGAACTTCCCGGTAAGCTCGGGGACCAGTTTTGAAGAGGGCTTCAAACCGCCTTTGGGGGTCTTTTCGCGCAAGTTCATTCCGGAGTATGGGATAACTGTCCAGTTCTCCGGATAGTCGCTCCACTGGGCGATCTGGTCGCGCCATGTGCCGCCGTTGATCACCATCGCCGGAGCGATGATCACGTTTCGGTTGTTTGGTCCATCGAACGCCTCGATAGCTTGCCGAGATTTGCCCAGGCCAGGCTCGTCGCCTAAGAGGCCCCTTTTCACGGTCCGTATCCATTCGATACCCTCCTTTTGGTGTTGCAGTAGTGGTGGTCGGTCAGGCAAGAATTTCTCCTTGAATCACGTCCCCCGCCACCTCACCCGAGGGGAGGGCAGGGACCTCGACGGTTACTTGGGTTCTGGGGTCTACCTCGGCCTTCCACGGACCGACCGTCAGCCAGCACTCGATGGTGCGCCGACCGGTTATCATTCGGAAGTCGTCGAAGTCGATGGCGTCCCGGTTGTCCACCCGGTGCAGAACCCCTACGATGGTCCAACTCTCATTTACCACTGACACCACGCGCCCGCAGTCCTCCTTGGACAGCTCCATCGCCAGCTTGGTGTAGTGGCGAAAGTTAGCCACGCGCTTTAGCGCCGTTGCGCTTGAGAATCAGCTTCTCGAACTCCTGGGCGTACCGCATGTTCCGGCCCTTGTCCGGGAGCAGGTCGAGCTGATGCACGACCTTCCAGTCGAACTCACCCTCGATCTTGCGCATCAGCTCGCGGGACGGGTAGCGCTGGCCGGAGCGGATTCGGGATACGGTGGAGTGGTTCACTCCGAGCTTCTCCGCTACTGCGACGTTGGTGAGCTGGAGGTTCACCGAGCCGTCCTCGTTGAGGTACTTTTCCGTCCGGATGGAGACCGGAGGCTGTTCGCCGTTCATATTCAAACTTCCTTATCTATTGTCTATCTGGAAAACAAGCGATCCAAGAGAAGGCCCCCGGATTTCTCCGAGGGCCTTCTCCCGAGGAGGACCGCCAGCACGCCGTGTACCAAGGTCTACTCTACCGTATCCCTTGCTAACGACGCAAGTCGAGTCTCCTAGACGTTGCCGGAGCTGGTCACCGTACCGGCAGAGCCGGAAACCACGAGTCCGATTACACCCGTGTTGATGAACCAGTTGTCCCGGACCTGACAGTACAGGTTACCGTACTTGACGACCCCAACCGACCCGGACGTGTAGTTGCCCGTGATGAAGTTGTGGTGGATATCCACCCGCTTGATTCGGTTGTTGTCGTCCTGAACGAAAATGCCGTACGTGCCGGTGCCGTTCAGGTGGTTGTCCGCGATCAAGATCGCGTCCATCACAAGCGGGTTGGTCTGGGTGGTCCCGAACTTGACTACCCGGATACGCGAGGCGTGGTTCCCGATAACCTGAATGTTCTGGACGTTGAAGTTCTGGATGGAGACCAGGATATCGCGCTCGACGTTGTTGCCAATCACCTTCACGTTAACCGAGTCGTCGACCCAGATATCAGACCCGAAGGTGTTGCCCATGACCAGCGCGGGGCCGGAGTTGTTCTCGATTTCGCACGAGCCGTACGAGTTGAAATCATCGTGGTTGCCGATCACCCGGAGGTAACCGTTGTTGCCGATGAAGTTATACGAGGTCGCGCCCGCGCCACCGTGGGTGGAGCAGCCGGAGATGTGCACGTCCCGGGTCAAGATGTGCTGGAAGTGCCCTGCGTTGCCGGTGGCGGGTGCGAAGGACTCGCAGTCCGTGATGCTGATCCGGGTGACGTACCCTGCCGGAACGAAGGTCGGGTCTGATGCCTTGGCGTAGGTCCCGCCCGCGAGGTAGGTCGCGTAGAAGAACCCGAAGAAGAAGCAGTTGTGGAACCGGAATCCGGAGATGCTGGATGCCACGCCGTCGCCCGTGAAGGTGGTCTGGAATGCGCGGTTGTTGGAGCTGGTAGTGGTAGCCTGGAATGCGATGCCCTCCACGTCCAGACCACCCGTGTTGGTACGGAACCCCTCGGTCAGCTTGATGGTCGTAGCCTCGCGGCCAGCACCTCGGAGGGTGATCGACCGGTCGAGGTTGATCGCGGTACCGGAGTAGTCGAAGGTGCCCTCCGGAAACTCGATGACCTTGGCCCCGGACGCCAGAGCGGTCAGGAAGTCAGCGCGAGTCGTACCGTAATCGAGGATGTTAACCAATGGGTTGCCCTTTCACATAGGTAAGGGAGGCCCCGGATGGGGCCTCCCTGGGTTTCGGAGCCTAGGCTAGGTGCTTCGGCCCCGGTGCGGTCACGAAGGCCGCAAGATCGCCCTCGGGAGCCTCCAGATGGAGCTTGCTCTCGGGGAGTCCGACATTGGGTGCGAGTGTGGCGGTTGCAGCGTCCAAGTTGCCGAACTGCTGGAGGAAGGTTTCGCCCCAGTCGGGGGTGTCTGCCTTGATGCCCTTGTCAGCCAGTCGGGATGCGATGGAGGTACCGTCCGCACCCGGGGTTTTGTAGAAGCCGAGGTGGAGGCCGACGCCGACCACGAAGGACAGCAGAGCCATCAGGAGCCACTCGAATACGTCGAAGGGCTTCTCGTGTCCTCCGAGCCACCACGAGAGCAGCTCCGTGAGGGCAGCGGACACCACCGACAGCGCCAGCAGCAGGATGGATTTCTTGTTACTGGCCGTCATGCGGGTCGTGATCAGACCGACTACCAGAGGCAGCACGGTCGAGACCAGGACCTGCAGGAGCTTCCAGATATCAAATTCAAAAACCATGATTGGGACCTCTCCGGGTTAGCGCTTGAGCCAAGCGATGATCTTGTCGAACACGGACTGGGCGACTGCCTCCGTGTCCACGGAACCGCCACCGGAGACGACAGGACGGGCCAACAGCTCCCGGGTGTCGGTGCCAATGTCGGCCACGTACTGGATGGCCGGGACGAGCACCGGCTTCTCGGCGGTGCCGACGTTGATCTGTCGGCCCCAGACCTCGTCCCGGACCTTGGCGGGCAGTGCCTGAATGAGGCGCTGGTTCTCCTCGATCACGAACATGAAGCCGGGGTGCTTCTTGCCCTGTGCGTCCACCCAGCCGTCCGAGGCCAGGGCCTTGACGTACGCGATGGCGCGATCTACTTCTGCCACGGTCAGATCATCTCCTAGATTTGAAGTTGCGACGCCTCGGGCGAGGCTATCGAGTCGAGCGAGGTCATAGGTGCCGGGGCACGCGGTGGACTGCCACTCGTAATGATGGACGAGGGGAACGTTACCATAAATCCCGCGAAGGTACGCGATCAGTGCGGCAACGGTCAGGTAGTCCCCGTCCGTGGCCTCCGGGCGGCACTCGATGCCGATGGAGGTGGTGTTGCCGTACGGGTTGCCCGCGTGCCATGCGCAGTCGTCCGGGGAGACGATGCAGGACACGAGGCCATCCTGTACAACGAAGTGCGCCGAGGTGGGCTTGTTGTTGGTGCAAAGGAAGTTCTCGACGGACCAGAACTCCTGCCCGTAGCTTCCCCACCAGTGAATCGTGATCGACTCGACGCGGCGGTTGCCCTGGCCCCATACGCTGTTCGCGAGGTGGCCAGGGGTAAAGTTCTTCGAGGTGTGGCCCTCGAAGAGTTGATACTGGGTGCTCATAGCTCCAGCCCTTCCATGGGTTCGATGGGTGCCTTCTCGACCGGGGTTTCGCCCAACCGCGCCACCTGATCGTGCAGACGGTAAACTTGGCCCCTTAGTCCCTGCGAGTAGCGCCTCCAGAGCGGAATCTGCTTGGCCTGATCGACTGCCAGTTTCCGCTCCTCCTGCACTTGGTCGATAAGGTTGGTCAACAACGTAATTTGGCTCGACTCCTTCTGGCTCTTGCGAGTCAGCTTGGCGACCAGCCACATTGCAGCCCCGGACCCCAGCACCGTAATAAGCGTCTTGACTGCATCCAAGATTGGTGCCGAGATATCGGTCATTACTGCCGTCCTTCCTCAATCTCCCGGATTAACCGACCAATCTTCCGGATGGGAGCGTTGACCAGACGTGAGACCCCGACGCATGCGACCAGCATCGACCAGTAGAGACCCATGGCCAGCCACAGCCGCGAATGTCCGTTGGTGAACATGGCGGCGATGAATGCCTGGGTGTAGGAGAGTGCCCAGACCGCGCACATCCCGGCGAATAGCGCCATGGCCCGCGACTGGTCCTGCCGGAAGGCTCCGACGAGCAGGTAGAGTCCGGCTGCGAACCAGACCCCGCCCCACCATCCCAGCGGCACCAGCGAGTCCAGAAGTTCCAGACCGGTTGGTATCGGAGGGATAATCGAGATGGGGGTCGGCAGGTATGCCACCCCGAACAGGATGGACATACCCGCAAACCCCAGCAGTGTTGCCCCGCGTGCCCCGTTGATCCTAATCATCGGCGGGGAGCACCTCGCACCAAAGGTGGTTGTGCTTGCGGTCCGAAGAGGCCGCGTGGTTGACTGCCCCAGCCGCCACCTGAGTCCAGATGCGCGCCCGAGGCGAGACACCCGCGCCAATATCGATCCAGTCGGTCTCCATATTGCCGGTGAGCCAGTAGGAGCCGGGAGGACCGAACGACACGTAAGACTTGGCCTGGGCGTCGTCCACCAGCTCGACACCCGCCGAGACGCAAGTCCGGAGCTGCAGCGAACCGGAGCCGATGGCACCTGAGGAGACCGTCAGACGGCCGTTCACCCGGACTCGGGTGGCGTAGCTGCGGGTGGGGGCCGAAGAGACGATCCCGATCACCTTATCGGAAGTGCTGGGGGCCGTGTTGAACGTGGCCGGGTCGGCGTAGTAGCGCTCCGGCTGCGAGACCCACTTCCATGCCGTACCGTTCCACTGCTGAATATGATTGTTTCGGTCCAGCCGCATGACCTGTTGGCCCTGAACCGGGGTTGTGATCGTGTCCCGGTCCGTTTTGTCCCGGACCCGGATCATCGACCCTCGGGTGGCGGTATACTTGAATACCTGGGTGTAGGTCAGGTGGGTTCCGAGCGTATCGCCCGCCTCCACCAAAGCCTCCGCCAGAACCATTGCGCCCGCAGGGACCCCGGCGTAGTTACCACTCGGGGAGGCTGCAGCGGTGCCGACCGTTACGCCCGCGACAGCGAGGTTGTTGGCGTCACCCTTGGTCGTATCGTTCTGCTTCACCCAGACCAAGTCAATGCGGGAGTTCGTTCCCGGAGCCGCCGTACCGGCGACCGTCTGGATTCCCTCGTTGGCGAACTCGTACGCGCCCTCACCCTGGGTCCGGTGGATCACGAAGTGGGCCGGGTCGATGTAGTGCGTCATGGAAGCCCCGGAGCCGTAGACGAGGTTCGTCTTGGCATTCTCCAGCACGCCGGAGCGGGGAACCCCGGGTGCGTTCTCAATGAGCAGACCGCCCAGTGCCAGTCGGGCTTCGGCGGGTGTAGTGCCGACGTTGCCCCCCGCTACCGGGACGAATAGCCCTCGTTTTGTCGACATTAGCTTGTCTCCTCCGTTGGTGTTATCGCTGCCAGCTTCTCCGACAGGGCCTGGATTAGTCGGCCCTGCTGGTCCAGTCGGTCGTTCATATCTACTAACATTCTACCCTGTCGCTGTGTCTTCTCAACAAGGCGCTGCACGTAGGGAATGAGCCGGGGTCCGATCAGGTCGTACCGGATGCCGTCGATCTGGCCCTCGAAGTAGGTCACTACATCGGGCCAAACCTCGACCACTTCCTCAGCGATCATCCCAAACTCGTCCTTGGCTCCCTCGGACTTCCACTGGGGACCTTCGGCGGGTTCACCCAAGACCGACAGGACTGGCCGGAACTGGGGCTTCCGGTCGTAGATTACCGGCCTGAGTTTCATAATGTCGGCGTCGTTGGGAGCGTCCCGGACATTCTCCTTGTACCGGATGGACGAGGTGTTCCGTCCGAGGTGGAACCCGCCGTCGTTGCCTACCCAGACCGCATAGAAGGTGGAGCCTGACACGTTGTTGTTGAACGCGTAACTCGACCCGTCGGCCTGAGCCGCGAGTGTGGCGGTTGCAGCCGTGGTGGCGTTGGCGACAGCGGAGGTGATTTCCGACCCGGCGTGGGTGTGGGCGGATGGAGCGAAGGTCGCGGGCTTCCCGGACAGGTTGGCCCACGTCGCCACCTGAGCACCGATGTGAACCCAAGTCGAGCCGTTCAGGACCTCCAGCCCATACTCGCCCGGGTCCGAGTTGGTCAGCAGCCCGTAACGGGCAGTTTCGGTGCCGTCCGCCTTGTACGCGATGATTGCCGCGTCCTCGGTTGAGATTCGGAGCCGGATGTTACCTGATTCGTCCTTGACCACCATCCCATCGCCACCCGAAATCGAGGCGTTGCGCAGGTCCGAGTTCTTCCCAAGCTTCGCCACCTCAGCCGCGAGTTGGGATATCATCTGCCGGAGCTGGATGATGGGGTCCGTCTCCATCCTCCGGCGCGGGATGCCGTCTGCCACGACCTCGGGTTCAAGGACCGGGGGCAGCTCCTCCGGAATGGCTGTCATTACACGCTCCCTTGGATCGGCGCAACCGCGATTGATACGTTGTTGGAGTGGTCTCCGTCGATGGCCAGCATACGAACCCTGGCCCGCAGACCTGCCGGGAGGATCGGGTGATCCATCGGCGTGATGGCCTGTGCCCAGTCGCCCGGAAGATAAGTCCCGAGTCGGGGTTCAGCGTCCGCCTTCACGACCATGGACCATGAATCCCAGGGCAACGCGTGGTCAGCCATGGCCCGGTTGGCCAAAGACTGTAGGACCGATTGGGACTCCTCCTGCGAGGACCCCTGCTCGGTCTCGGTCCACGGGTACCCGGCGTTGACGAGCCGGGTATTCCGGGCAGCAGCAAGGCGCATTGCCTCCTCCTGCCCGGAACCCGGCGCCCAAGCCCACGCGGCCAGCTCCGTGCCGTCTTGGTCGATACCGTAGTCGGCAACCGGAGAATGCTCCACCGAGGCGTCCCACTTCCAGTCCGGGCCAGACTGGTAGAGCAGGTCAACTGCACCATGCTCCAGCACCCACTCGACGTAATCCGGGCTACCCGCCTTGAACCGGGGCCGGAACCTGAGGTCCGGACCCTTCTCCGCGGCGGTAAGCTCCCGGAGGTCGTCTCCGAGCCACCCGAGGTTGTACCCGTAGTAGGTCCGCGTGTGGGTCCCCGCGATGCTTGCGGGCAGAACCACCGGGAGCTGGCCTCCCCACGGGTTGTCTTGGATCGAAATCCGGACCAGCTCCCGGGCAATGGACCCGAGGTGCTTCCCGCTGATCGCGATCTTGGCCTTGACGGGATCGACCCGGAGCGGGTCCCCGATTGCTCGGAGAGCCGCACCGGGTAGGTTCTTGCGCCGGTCGAAGATCGACCAAAGACCGTTGCCTTGGAGGTCCAAGGAGTAGGTCTTGGGATCGAACTTCCGCTTCCAGATCGGACCACATTCGAGGATGGTGTCGCCGTAGCTCACTCCGAGGAACTGCTTGACCGTCGAGGTGAGGTTGCGGAGGTCCAGATTCCGGGCCTCCTTGGAGGCTACTCGGACGGTGGCGGAGACTGGCCCCGCACCGTTCAGCCGGATGCCCCACTTGTAGGAGGAAACGGGCAAGGTCGCGTTGATCTTGCCCGTTTTCACATCCCCCACAAACACTCGGAATCCAGTATCTACCACCATGCGGGCCGTACCTCAACTTTCATTGTAGCGTTGGTCGATCCGGGCGACTCGAAGAGCCATGTGGCGGTTTCACCCCGTCCGAGCCGGGTCCATTCGGAGACCTGCAGGTCCCGGGGTGCGTAACCATCCAAGATCACCGATCCGTCGTCAGTATCGAGGACCAGTGTTTGCCCTGATCGCAAGGTACCAGTGTACACCAGCCGCCGACCCGAGCCAAGCTCGGTAATTGTGAACCCGGGGACCAGGGTCCCGGTGATCGTGAACTTTGGTCCGGTGTCGGCTGTACCGGGGTTGGTCAGAGAGGCCGTCCCGGGGCTTCCGTTGATGCCGAAGTCCAGAATACCCACCGTGCCCCGCCCATCCGGTACGAGTTCAGAGGAGGCCGACGCGTAGGCCGTCCCGACCCATCCGAAGTCCGAGGCCCCATTGTCCAGCGAGTCGCCGTCGAACCAAGGGGTCGGAACATCAGATTTCTCAATCATCGCCCGGGATGCGTCGTAGTTGCCAACCCCTGGGGTGTTGCCGGTGGTGTGGTAGAACCACAAGGTGATCTTGTTGAAGTCTCCGGTAGCCGCTCCTGTAACAGTCACTGTGGTGTCCACTCCGGCAGTCAACTGCTGGATGCTGGAGTCCACCGAGTTTACCGTAGTGCTGTTCATGAGGAAGGTGATCCGGAGCCGGGAGGACAGGGTGTTGGGGCAGTTCAGCGCCATCTGCCCGGACCAAGTATCACCCGCCACCCCAGACAGGCCAGACTCGGTGTAGGACCAACCGGTGGACCCGGAGGTCTTGGGAACGTAGATCGCCCGACGCGCCACACCGGCCCTGCCGTCTGTACCGACGAGAGACCTCCAAAGGGTATCTCCGACCTCTCCCGTGCCCGCAAGGTAGTTCCAGCCGGTCGGGGTGATCGGAGCCGACTTCGTGGACACCGAGAGGTTAGCCGCACCGGACCACGCGTAGACGAAATCATCGTTGGTGGTGGAACCATCATAGAACGGTTCGTTAATCCAAGTCTGGACTTCGCCCTGAGTGGCCCCAGTGAACACCTGCACGGCATCCGCCCACATCCTCTTACCAGAGGCCATAGGGTTCACCGTGTCGGCAGGGTCCCGGAATTGCAGGTAGTACCCGACCGAAGTTGCATCGGTCGGGGCCTGAGCCACAACCTCCGGGTACGCACCGCTGTAGAAGGAACCTACCAGCCAGGGCGACAGGGAGTTGGAGATTGTAGCCCCCGCCGCGTTTCGCCAGTTCAGCCAAACCCGGACCTCGTACCCGGTCTCGGTTGCCATGAACGCCTTGATGCCCGCCCATTGACCCGCCGTTACAGCGGGCCGGTACGTGGCCGAGGTCATAGAGAGCGAGGGCTGTGTATGGGTTCCGTCTGATGTTACCTGCACGATGCTGGTCCCGGACTTCCACATCTGGCTAAATGATCCAGTAGGGGCAGCGGTGGAGTTGTTCGCCACCCACGGGGACAGCGACCCACCCTCAAAGGACGGGTTCACCGCCCGGTTGGTCGAGTACAACTCGGTGGACGCCGGAGCGGACGGCAGACCATTGGAGGCCCAGTTCGTCCGACCGGTGATCCACTGCCCCGAGAAGAGGTCAAACCGCAGACCGCCACTCTCAGTCGGGATGCCCACCTCGGGCGACCAGATCGAGGAGCCGTACTTGCGCGGGTCCGGAGCCAGCATGAATATCGTGAAGGTGAACTGCGCCCGTCCGGTCCATACCGGGTCGAAGCCGTCCCCCGCGAGGTAGACGTTGGCCCAGCGGGTACCGAGAGCAGAGTACGTTGTGAACTTGCCCTCGGCACCGTCTCCGAACAGCCCCGCCAGTTCTTGGATTTTCATCTCCGCGTCCAGTGGCGAGGTGCCGATGTAGGCCCCGTCGATCTGGATCAGACGCTCGTCTTTCCACCCCCGCTCCGAGTGCGAGCCGTGCGCCCCCACCCGGTCCGACTTGTCGCGCCGGATCGGGGAGGAGCCGTGCCAGCCCTTGATCTTGTTAATCAGGAGCTGCGACCCTGGCCCCCACTGGACGTTCTCGCCCGTAGTGAGTTCCAGGGTCGCCGCGTTCGGAGCTACCAGAATGTTATCCGTCACGGAAGAGCACCTACAATCTTTCCTGCCGAAATGGATGCGAGGTTCTCCTCGCTCATTTTCTCCGATGGGTGGACGTGCTGCTCAATTAGCGGTCCGCTGTAGCCCCGGTAATCGCCCTGCCGAACATCGTACGAGCCGTAGATGCTCTGCTTGGCGAAGGCCGGAACCTCCGGGAGCTGCACGAGGTTCTGCATCGAGTCGGTGAGGTCGTCCCGCATGGAGTCCAAACCGCCGATGTAACCTTCGACGGTGTTCACACCGAAGCCGAAGAATACCCTCGATGGAGATCGGATTCCGAGCAGGTCCTTGAACACTCCGACAATCGGTCCGGGAACCAAGGAGACGATCGCGTTACCAATTGCGCCCATCATGGAGCCGATACCGTTGATCAGACCCTGGATGATATCGCGACCGATGTTGAACAGCGCCGACCCTACATTGCCCAAGGCTCCGACGATCTTACCGAGCAGACCACCGAAGAACCCGAGCAGGTCCCCAATCATCCCGGATGCACCGTTTACTATCGATTTCCACGAAGTGGTCACGTAGTTCACGATCCCGGAGAAGACCGAGGAGAAGAACCCGAATACCGCGTTGAGTCCGCCACCCACAACCGAGATGATCGTGGAGAGGACCCCGGAAATCACCGACATGATGGCGCCGAAGATACCCGATACGATGTTCAGGATGCCGGACCAGACCTGCGCCCAGTTACCCGAGATGATCCCGGTGACCACCTGTATGATGCCCATGATGATTTGCATCACGTTGGTGATGATATCCGCTATTGCGGTAAACACCGTGACCACGACCGGCATCAGGGCCGATATGATCGGCATCAGCAGGTCGGCAATCATCGAAATCAGCGGAGCGATAGCTTGGAGCACCGCGCCGAAGATCGTAATCACCATCGGCATTACCGCCGACACGAGCTGCATGATTACTGGCATCAGTGCCGTGAGCAGGGACCCTACCAACTGAATTACCACGGTGACGATTTGGGCGATCACCGGGGCCATCTGCTGGAAGAACCCGCCGAGCTGCGCGAACATCGAAATCAGGACCGGGGCCAGGGCCGTAAATAGCTGCCCGAGCTGGTTCACTAGGATCGTAGCGAGCTGCTGGAGCACCGGCATGATCGCCGTGAGCACTGCACCCAGCGAAGTTCCGACCGCCGCACCGAGGGAACCCAAGGCTCCGGCCAGTGCGGGCAGCACCGGCATGAGCGCTTGGAAGATCATGCCCAACGGGGAGAACGTCGTGAACAACTGGAGGACCTGCGGGACCAGCGAGGCTATCACGGGACCCAGAGTGGAGAAGAGTCCAGAGAAGACCGGTCCGATGGTCGCCCCGAGGGTGCCCACGGTGTTGTGGATCGCGATGCCCAGGCCCTCAAAGAACCCGGAGATTCCAGAGGAGGTGTTCTCGCCACCCTCCATCAGGCCAGCGAAGAACGCCCGACCGGACCCCTCGCCCGTCTGCCAGACCTGCGCAATACGGAAGCCCGCAGTTTCGAAAGCCCCGGCCAGTCCGTCCGAGGTAATATCACCATCAGATTTCATTCCGGCGAAGAAGGCCCGCCCAGCGCCCAGCCCCTCCTCGAATATTCGCCCGAACGTTGAGTTCGGGTCGATATTCAGGGCTGACATAATCTCGGAGTTCAGCGCCCCGTCCCCCAATAACTGCTGGAACAGGGATACCTTGTCCAAGATCGCGGACAGGCCCCGCACGCCGTCCAGCGCCTTGAGCCGTACTGCGGTAAATGCCGGGGCCAGGAACCCGCCGATCTTGGCGGACAGGTTCTCGGACTCTGCAGCCAGGGTCTTTTGGACGTTGGCCGTAGAATCGGAGGTGCGGGCGAAGTCGCCCTGCGCGTCCTTGGTCTGCTTGAAGATCAGGGCCTGAGCCGCCAGAACTTTCTGCTGCGGGGTCAGTGCGTCCTTGGTGGTCTTTATCAGACCTTGGGCGAGGGCTTCCTCGCGGAGGGCTGCATCGTCCAGCATGACGCCGTAAGCGCGGATGGGTTCGGTCTCGCCACGGAGAGCAGCGCCGACAGCTTCAATTGCCTGTTCGGTGGAGGTGCCCTTGAAGGACGCCATGTCACCGGCCAGCGCGGTCAGGTCGGTGGAGAAGGTCGCGAGGTCGTTACCGGCGAGACCTGCGGACTTGCCGTAGGTACCGAAGGTGTTGGCCGCGTTAATGACCTGCTGCTGCGACAGGCCCAGGGATGCGCCAGCGGTCTTGGATTGGTCGATGATCAGATTCATCGAGTCGCCAAACACGACCCCTGCCGCTGCGGTCGAGTCCTCCAGCTCGGAGAATGCCGCTACGGAGTCGGTGGCGAAAGATTTGATTTTATCAGCGGCGAACAGGGCGAGGGCCGGACCCACGACGGCTTTGAGTGCCCCCGAGATTCCGGCCCCCATGCCCTGCCCGATTTTGTCGCCAGCGGCCCTGCCGTCAACGCCCGAAACTTCCTTGGCGATTGCGCCTTGGAGACCCTTTACTGATGGCAACAGCGAAAAATACGCCGAGCCGACTTCCACTGCTGCCATAGGGATTTAGTCTCCTGCCCACCAGTTGTCAAACTCACTGATTTTGATCGGTTCAGAACCGAATGATTGGGTGTTCTTGTCTTTCACGCCCGGACGCTTGATGCGTGCCGGTTGCGCACCCTTACCGCCACCCCGCTGCCAGTTGGCGTCTTGGAGTACGTCAACGACGATTGCGAGCAAGTGATCCGTGACGGTCCACTCTGCGGCCTCACCGTGCAGGGACTTACCCAGAGCGGAGCCTAACGGGCTGTACGCTATGATCTGCCATAGCTGCCGCCAGTCAAGCCCCGCTCCGAGCTGGTCGAGGTCCATGCCCATTGTGAGGAGGGTGTATTCAATCGCCCCCCTGTGCTCCCTTAGGAGTTCGAGGAGGGCTGAGATTCCCCCAGGGATACCCCGGAGGCGTCGGCCCAGGCCTTAATGACGCCTTCGAGCTGTTCCATATCGTCGAACTCGTCGATCAGGCCGGGTTCGTAGAGCGAGAACAGGAGCTGCAGCGCGGCCTGAACCGGCATGCCCTCAACCTGAATGGCAATCGCGGGCTTGAGGTACTTCAACTTCGGGATGGACCTGATCTTGTCCTCGCCCGGAAGCTGGAAGCGGAACTGGTTTTGGTGGAGGCTGGCCTTGGAGGCCGGAACCCGGTAGACGGAGGGAACTCCGTCGAGCACCTCGCTGATCGGCTGCTCCGTCGCGGCTGCGGCCTGTTCGGCCTTGATGCGGCGAAGCTCCGCAAGTTCAGCCTGAGAAAATTCGGGTGATGTAGTCAAGGGGATCACTACTTTCTGGTTTGGTTGGTTGGGATCATTAAGGTTTAACGGAGGGGTGGGCGATCCCGTACCCACCCCTCCAGCTTGTTACGCGGTGTAGACGCCCGTATCCGTGTAGATGTAGACGTTGTTACCGAGGGCATCCGGGTAAGTGGTCAGCTTGACCGGAAGCTGTACTGCATCCTTCTGAGTGAAGGAGATTTCGCCGCGCTCGGTGATCTGGCCCAGCGGGACCACGATCTGAATCTTGCGCGGACCGTCCTTGATTCGGAATACCCAAGTGTTGACGGGCATATCCTGGCCGTTGAGCTGGACCTTGTGCATCAGGCCGTTGCCGGTGGTGTTGGCAGACGGGACTGCACCCGCCGTGCCAGCAGTTCCGGTGTCGGTGTAGGTGGTCACCGCTCCGAGGGTGGCGATCAGCTTGTCCTGTCCGCCTGAGAAGGTGCCACGGTAGACCTTGTAGCCAGTCGCGCCGGGGATCGCGGCCCAAGTCATTACCTGGGTCGAGGTGGCGGCAGTCGTGGTCGTGGTGATTTCGTTGGAGCCGAGGGTCTCACCATTGGCGTTGATCGCCGTGATCCGCCAGTAGTAGGTACCGTTCAGGGTACCGCCCGTGGTGGCCGTCGCGCCCTTCGTGAGGACCGGAGCGGACAGGAAGGCCTGAGAGGTCATGATCGCCACGTTGGCGTCACCGAAGTACTGCCGGAGGGCTTCGGTGGACAGCTCCAAGTGGGACCACGCCAGCTCAGCGGCGAACTCTTCCAGCACCTTACGGATGGTCGTACCCGACCAGTCCTTGATATCGGAGAGCTTGGTGTTCGGAGTCAGCTTCAAACCATCCGGGCCGACGTAGCCCGAATCGATGTAGGCCGGGTCCAGCGTCGCGGCGATGGTGCCCGGGAGAGCGGTTCCGACGGGAGAGCGGAGGATTGCGCCCGTGACGAGCTGATCCGGCGCACCCGTAAATACGTTGGCGACCTTAGTAGTCATTGTATTGCCCCTTCTGTAGGCGTTACGGTTTCGCCGCTGCGGATTGCAACGACGTAGGTGGCGGTGTATCGCACTTGCGCGGACAGACCGTCCGGGAGATTGACGGGACCTGAAATCTCGTCACACCCCAGTATTGAGTACCCATCGATATCGGTGTACCAATGGAGCAGCCCCCGGACCTCGTTGGCGAGCCGAGCAGCTTTGGTCTCGGTGGAGGACCACGCCTCAACCAAGATCAGCGGTTCGTCCGTCACCAAATCTCGCATCCCGCCACCCACGCGACGGAGGATCACGAACTCGGCGGGACGGGGGTTCGGGACGGCGGTCGAGACCTTGATCCCGGGCCGATTGAACTTGGTCCGCAGATCAAACTGGACCTGATTCAACAACAGGTCCTCGGAGTCTGCGGTGATAATGATTTCGCCCATGATCACCTCAACGCATCAATGGAGCTGGTAAGTGACCGGTCGGTGGCCTCCGCGATCCTGGCCTCCTTGTTAGCCGTGATCACAGAAGCCCTGGCCCTCGTCTTGCCGGGTCGGACCGAAGCTTCGAACCGGGCTGGCTCGTCCTCGAAGGTGTTGGTGCTGTTGGCCCTGCCCTCCGCTGCACTAGCCATCCGCTCGGCGGCTTGCAACAGGTGAGCTTGGACCCCGGCGGAGTTCAGCAGCGAACGGATTCCGGCGTCGTTCAGTACGACCTTGACCTCTTCTGCCATCAGCCCTCCCAGCGGTTCATCGTGAAGGTTGCGTGGTCCAGTCCCCCAGTCGGGCTGGGCTGAATCTGCACCTCGCCCACAATCTGGTATTCCTTGCCCGCGTAGCGGAAGTGGTCGGAGTCCCGGATATCGGCGGAAGTGGGTGCCTGTACCAAGTACTGGGTGAGGGTGGCGGACCGGTTGGCCGAGACCTCCGAGGAGGTCGTCGGCTGGACGATGCAGCCACTGATCGGGGATTCGGCGGGGTTCGTGTAGTCGTAGCTCACGTTGCCGTGGTCCGAAATCTCCGTGGGCCGGAGCCGAACGATGGTCTGTCGGGCGAATGAAATGGGGAGCATCAGGCCGTCACCAGCTTGTATCGTCCCATTATTTCACGTTCATATCCGAGCGGGACCAGCCCACCGGATACGCCCTGCTGGACCGTGGCCCAGTTGATCGACATTGCCCCGGCCTGTTCCCGGGTGGCTCCCATCGGGGAGGCGAGGCCGCGTGCGACCAGTGAAAGTGTGAGGAATGTGAGTTCGGCGAACTCGTCGTAACCGTGGTTCATGACGGCCACGATCTTCCTGAATCGGTTGGTCCAAGGGCACCGGTCGGTCCGCTGGACCATACCAATCTCGGACCAATCCAGGGCATCCACGTCCAGAGCTACCCCAAGCTCAGTCAGGGAGACCAGCTCGGAGAGCTTCTGAGTGGGTAGGAGCAGTGTAGGCCCACCGGGGCCGTCCAAGGTCACGGAGTGGCCCTCGACGGCTGGCCCGATGTGCCACCCGGCCTCGCGCCGGATAGACTGGGTGACCGCCTTGATTGCGTCCTCCACGCGGGGATCATCAGCCGGGATTGCACCTTTGGTGTATGCTTCCAACTGTTGAGGCGTCGCGAAGTCGGGAATATCTGCGATAGCGACCAAAACGGTCACCCCTCTCGTCTACTTGTTGGCGGGAGCCTGGGCTTCTGCCGTCTGGACTTCCAGCGGCTTTGCGGCCTGGGCTTCCGTGAGCTTCTTGGCAGTGTTACCGAGAGTCTCGGCGTATTCCTCGGTGGCCTGGATTCGGTGCTTTACACCGTTGATCTTGACCTCGTAAACGTTGAGCTTAGCCATGGTAGCTAATCCTTCCTAAGATTTTGGGTGAGGTGGGGTGAGGGGCCGGAGTAGCGACCCCTCACCCGAACAGCTCAGACTAGACTACGGGAGCCAGGTCCAGCTTGACGATTGCGGACGGGCGACGGACTGCAAGGCCGAGGCGCTCTTCGGCGCGGACGGTGATCTTGTTGTCCGTGAAGTCCGTGGAGTGCGAGTTGGTGGACTCGACGCGGACGCCACCCTTGCGGTAGACCGTGGTAGCCTGTTTGAGCGCACCCACGATGGCCGTACCCTGCGCGATGGACGGGGTGACCAAGGTCCGCAGACCCCAGACGGGCGGGTTCTGCAGGACGCCACCGTTGCCGTACTGGCCTTGGAAGAATCCACCGCCCATGTACTGCTCGTTGGCGTCCTTCTGGAGCCGCAGCGACTGGTAGTCGAGCGGGTGCATGACCAGCGAGTCCGCGTTCAGGCCGGAGGCGGTCTGGACGGCGGTGATCTGACGGAAGATTGCGTCCGCCACACCCTCGCCGGAGGTGCGGGCACCGAGCTGGATGCCGGAGCGGTTCAGTAGACCCAGGATGTTCTGGCCGGTGCCGTCGCCGTAGATCAACTGCTGCTCTTCGAACTTGGCCAGTTCGTAGAGGAGGCGGGTGTTGATTTCGGAAACGACGAAGGGCAGGTCCTCCATCATTTCATCGGTGAACTTGATGAAACCGGCGATCTTGCGGATCGCGTCGGAGGCCAGGATCGGGTCCGGGATGTGGAGCTGCGGCTTGGCCGCACCTTCCGCAACGGTCGTGAAACCGCCCTGAACCGGTCCCTGCTCGATGAAGTAGGCGATGGCCTGTCCGGAGATGGTGCCGGAGCCGAGCAGGTCCGCGAGGATCAGTTCAGGACGCGGTGCCTGAACGATCGTGCGGTCGAACTCGGTCAGGACCGGAGTCTGGAAGACAGAACCCACGGTGTGGGTATCGCCAGCGGCCTTGGAGGGGCCTTCCCACTCGGTCGTGGAGGCCGAGAAGCCCTTGACGCCGAGGTTTTCCTTCACCTCGGCGTAGACCGAGTTGGCGAAGTGCTCACCAAGGGACTTGGCTGCGGTCTGGAGGCCCTTCTCGCGGAGGTCCTCGTTCTCGTCGCCCTTGGCCAGCGAGCCAATGGTGTCGAGCAGACCCTTACCGCGTTCGCCAGCGGCGATCTTGGCGTCGAGGGACTTCACATCTGCGATGTGGCCCTCGACTGCCTGGGCTTCGGCGTCGGTGAGGTCGCGGCCTTCGGCTGCAGCCTTCTTGGTCAGTTCCTGTGCCGCCTTGAGAGCAGCGGCACGTTGCGCTTTGAGGTCCATTAGTAGGACCCTCCTTCCAATGAGAGGATTTCGAGTTGTGCCGCGAGGCTCCGGGAGCTAGCGGACGACTTTGGACGGGGGTCCTCGACCTTGGCCGGTGAAGGCTCCTCGGTCTTGCCCTGGCCCTTTTCGCTGGCCGCTTCGGGAGTGCGTGCGCCACCCATCAGGAGGTCCCCGATGGAGTGGTATGTTTTCAGGAGAGACTTGAACTGCGATTCGGACAATGTGCCCTGACGGAGCTGCTGCTCGGCCAGTGCCGCTGCCTTGACCGCTGTAATCTCGGTCTCCTGATTGGCCCCAATCGGGACCACCGAGACTTCGTAAAGCTTGAGCTTACGAAGCTCGAAGTATTCTTCGGAACCCGCCGACTCGTCATTGGGGTCCTTCTGGCGCTCGGCCCAGCCACCCTCCAAAACGTCGTACGCGAACGACATTTGGTTGATGCGCCGACCCTTGATCAGCCGGTAGACCTGAGCCGCCTTGGGCGATTCGAGGTCGAGCTGGTTCAGGGTGAGGAGTCCGTGGTCATCCTCCTTGGCGTCCTCCACGTGGCCGATGTTGTAGTCCGGGTCGCTCATGTTGTGACCGAACAGCAGCGGCAGGAGGTTGCCCGAGTCTTTCCACTGGGCGAGGGAGTCGTTGAATGCACCCGGCATTACCACGTCCCCGTAGGAGTCCTTGTTGCCAAACACCGAGGCGTAGGCTTCGAACTGCCCCTCTTTGAGGCCGTCCTCTGGACCAGCTTTCACCCTTATCTGGGCGTCTTTCATCTTCACGATGTTTCCCCTTCCGGGCTACTCGACATTTACGGAAACGGAGCAGGTGCACCCCGCCACCCCATCGGCTCCGAGGACCGGATCGCCCGGCCAATCGGCTCCATTGCTGAACTTCGCATCAATCGCCACCGTCTCCCCGTTCATCCGGCTATGGGCCTTCCGAGGGTTCGACGAGTTGACAATCCATGTTTTGGTGCGTTCTTGGTCGCCCGTGCCGACCTGTTTGGCGGCTTCCACGGTGGCGAAAGCGCTCCAAGCGGTTAGCAGGGCTGCTGCGGCTGTCACCGAGCGGTTGTCCTCGGCCTTCGAGAATACCTCCGACGGCTTCGGACCATCCTCGTCCTCCTCCAATGCCAGCGCTTCATCGAGAGCCGCTTTCGTGGCCCCGTTGATCGCCTCGGCGCGTGACTTCGCCACCGCTTGTAGGAATTTGAGGGTTCGCTCGGAGTCGTAGGAGTCCGCATCAAACCCGAGGGACTCCGCCACCTCACGCCCGATCTTGTGGGAGACCTGAACCGCGAGTTTGTAGAGGTCCTGAGCGAGTTCCCGGTTCCATCGGGCCTCGTCCCACCAGTCCTCGCCGTCCTTCGCGCCCAGAGCGGACAGGACGACCGCCGACTGGCGTTTGAAGAACGCCTTCAATACCTTTTCGATGTTCGCTTGGGCCGTGTCCGACCCCCGCGCCTTCTCTCCGAGGTCCATCATGGAGGGCAGGACCATCGGACCCCAGGATTGGACCGCTTTTTGGGCGAGTCCGAGGTACTGGTTCTGTCCGGTGATGCTGTCCGGGGTGCTGTCTGCCGGGGAGGCTTGGCCACCCGTTACGACGTTGAGCGGGACGATCAGCTCGTCCGCGCCCTCCAGTGCGGGCAGGTTCTCCCGCGCCCGGGCCTCGTTTCGGGTCAACCAAGGACCACCGGTCGAAGCCGACATTACTGCCGCTTGCTCTTCGAACGAGCCTTGGAGCTTTTCCTTGACGTTGAACTCGACGTAGATTCCATCAACACCGGGATCAAGTTTGGGGACCAAAAACGTGTTGAGCCGATCTTCAAGTTGAGCGAGAACCGGGCCAAGTGTGTTGGTGTAGAGCGACTTGTTGAACTCGCGGACGTTGGAGAAGTTAGCGTTGTCAAGCTGGCCGACCATTGTGGGGTTGATGTGATATACCTGGCATACGGTCTGGAAGCTGAGCTTGGCCGCTTCAATGAATTGCTCTTCTTTCGCGTTGAACCCAAGCCGCTTGCCCTCCATTCCGTCCTCGAAGATGATCGTGCCGCCCGCGTCCGAGCCGCCGTCTCCGGCGAGCTTGGAGTCGAGGGCCTCCTTGAACTTGCGCTTCTGGTCCGGGGTCCAAGACGGGGCATCCTTGGGCCGGGAGACCACCATTCCGGCGCGTCCACCCTTGGTCCACTGCTGCTCGCGGTAGACCATCGCGTGAATCTGCTCCGACATTGTGGCCTTGAGCGATTCGACCGGGGATACACCCTTGACGAGGTTGTTCGGGTCCCACCCGTGGAAGTAGAGCACGTCCTCCATAGGGACCTTCAACGGCTTCGTTGCGCCCGGGGGCTGGATTTTAACCCAGCTCGGACCCCAGATATCTCCGCCACCGAATCCCTGAACCCAGGGCATCGGGATCGGCTGGATGGTCCAGCCGGAGGGACGGTCGGTATCCTCGACCACGAGCCAGAGCGCCTCGTCCCACAGGGCCAAATCTGACACCAGCGAGTTGAACAGCTCGTAGGTGGTCATTGACTTGTTGGGTGCGGCCAGGGTCTGGGCAGTCACTGAGGAGCGGTCCCGCTTCCGGTCCGTCTCGTCCACCCGCTGGAAGCAGTGGACCCCGAGTTGGGCGATGTTCCGAGCCATGAACGAGATTACCGTCCGCAGGTTCGGCTGCTGCCTGAACAGCGAGGCCGGGTCCTGACCCCGGATCAGCCGTCGAACGTCGTCGAAGCTGGCCGGGACCCCGAAGAGCATCACCGAGCCGTATTCGGTCCGGGTCTGCGGTGCCATAACGTTCCGGAAGGCATCAAAGATTCCCATGTGTACTCCCTCCGGAGGTCATACGAAGATCAACTCTTCGTTATCGTAGGCGCTCTTTTGCTGTTCTTCCACCGGTTGGTGGAGCGCCCAAAATGCAGCGGTGATCGCGATCAGCGGCGAGATATCGAACGGTGACCGCTTCCGGTCCCACACCCAGTAGTCCGCGATGGACTTGGTTTGGGCCGTAGTAGCGGCGAAGTTCAGGACCTCTTGGTTCAGGTGGTGCACCTTGCTGTCCCGGACGGCATCGAAGAACTGGGCCGTACCGCGACCGAGTTCGCCACCGGCCCAGCCGACGACCGGGACTCCAGCCGTGACTAGTTCTTTCAGGAGCGAGGAGACCGGGGAGCCGTTCTCCTGCAGCGCCACACCCAACAGGCCCTCGCGCTCCTTGCGCTCCGTGAGCCAGGGCACGATCCAGTCTGTATTCGCCCGGTAGGCGACCACTTCCGCGTGGGCTTTCCCGTCCTCCCGGAGGCCCACGACAGCAATCGAGGCGTACTTCCGGTCCCAAGACACGTCCACACCGAAGTAGTATCCTCCGACGCGCTTGGAGGACATATCCTTCAAGGTCTCCCAGTGCCCCTGCTCCCACGGTCCGAGAGCTGCGGTCGAAACCCACTGACAGAGACATTCGACCCTGAATACCGGGTCGGGGTCGGTGCCATGGGCTGCGGCGAGTGCATCCTCGGTCAGTCGGATTTCGCCGTCAGCGTCGGCATGTCCAACCGAGGGGTTGGCCATTGCCCAGCCTCGGCGGTCCGAGGTCGGGTAGTCGTCAGGTGCGGAGTATTCGAACAGTCCGAGGGAAACGTCCTCGGTTTCGCCCGACTCAATCGCCATGTGGGACTGGTTGCGCAGGTGCGCCAGCACGACCGACGAGGCGTCGCCCGCGTTGGAGACCCCCCAGACCTGCGCCCGGGGACGTGCCATGGTGGTCTTGGTGACCGCGCCCCAGGCATCCCAGTTCGTGTGCTCCCGGAGTTCGTCCAAGATCACGAGGTCGCCGGAGAGACCACGGCCACCCTTACGGGTCGCGGCGGTTACTTTATACTGCGAGCGCACCGTCTCGCCGTTGGCGTCCTTGAATGAGATTCGGAGGGATTTCTTGCCGTTGGTCTTGTCAACCGCCGTAATGTCAGCGGCGAGGTCCTCGTTATCCTCAGCGAACGCCACTGCCTCGGACCATTGCTTCTCGGCAATATCGAGGTTTTGGGCGGTGCCGATCACGAGGGGTGCGTTATCGACGTACATCCGCCACAAGGACAGGACCTGCAACAGCAGCGACTTGCCGTTCTGGCGAGCGACCAACAGGACCACGGTCCGGAACCGGAACTTGCCGTCCGGGTTCAGCTCCAGCGCGTGGATTAGAATCCACTTCTGCCACGGGTAGAGGTGGACTCCGAGGACCATCTCAGCGAACTGGATACACTCGAACCCGAGGGAGGTTTTGGGGGTCAGCTTGCGCTTGGGTGGCGTGTAGACCCGGGGAACTTCACTCCCCAGAAGCTCTTTTCGCCCTGCTGGTCGGCGGCTTGCGGGTTGCCGCTTTTTGGGTCGGCTTTTCGTCGTTGCTGCTGCCACTTCGAAGCCCCCTCACGACTGCAAGTCCCGACTTCTGCTTGTCGTCCGGTTTAATATCGAGGGCCTTACGGGCAGCGATGGAGCCGCCGAGCTTTTCGAGACCGGAGATGATCTGCGGGATGGTATAAATTGCCTTGTTGTGAAGCTCCATCGCCCGGATTAGGTCCTTGGGTTCGGCTTCACCGCTCAACGAGATTACCTCGACCGTGTGCCGGGTACTGTCGCAATATTCCGCCATGGTGCGGATACCGCCGACGATGCCCCAGTCCTTCTCGGTAAGGTCGTCCTTCATCGCGTCAATGGATTTCTCCACGTACTCCGACATTTTCTTGTTGTCAAACGACTTGGGATCAAAGGCCATTTTGGACTCCTTTCCGCGTGTGTGTGCGGGCGACCCCCGGTCGGGTGCCGGGGAGGGAGAGGACAC